TCCAACCAGGTCGATACATACAAATAGAATGACTATCACCAATGACAAGCTTTGGGGTGATATGAGGAAATCGAATAGTCTCGGCAGTTTCATACATTCTTTTGAGATTATCTAGATCGACATCTAGCCACTCTTGCTGGATTTGTGTTCCTTTTTCCTTTGCACGATCTAATCTTGATTTAATCATCTCATGATAAGGTGGAAAGTCAATCGCTAATGAATAGACTTTGCCTTTGAATTGTGAGAAGTTACGAGTATTGAACGCATAAGGAAATCCCTGTACGCCTCCAAATACATTCATACCACCAGACCAATCATTACCATGATAGACATACATGACATCATAGTCATTATGATTTTCGATTTTACCAGACCAATTTACATCAATATCAACTCCAGTTTGCCTAATCATATCAGCATACATAGCGCCTTGAGCACCACGATGAGAAGCAATACGAGTTGCAATTGGAATAAAAGGACAATTCAAGATAGCTTTCATTGCAAAAATCCTTCCAAAGTAGTAGCTGGTTTATCTTTCATTTCAATTTGTTCAAGAACTTGTACTACATCAATATCAGACAAACGAGTGACTTTTCTTCTATCAATAGCTTTCTTATCATTACGAATCTTACAAAAGATTCCATATTGGCACATACCAACTTCTGATCCATAAGTCATCATTTCAACTTGATCAGCATGAAGTATTTTATTTCCATTATGGTTAACTACATTATGAGCTGATTCATGAATAATTATATCGCCAAAGCCAAAGAATTTTTGATTATGCCTGAACCAAATAATAAGATCACCAGAAGCAATTTGCTTTGAAGTTGCTTTTGGAAAAAGTAAGCCAAGAGTGTATTGAGCACCTGGTCCTGGTTTTACGAAATTCTCATCATTATGCCAAGCAAGCTCTGGATTCACTGAATTAGATGTTGAACAATGAAAGCCATAATAATTGCCAATGCCTTCATTTGCTGTTAATATATCAAATGTTGTCGCAATACTTTGTGATTTTATCATCTCTTCGAAAAGACCATTACGTCCAAGATCAGCAACCCAATCCATTATATTTCCAGGATGTTTAAGATCAGCTTTATCTCCAAAGAGTTTATACTGTCTCTTATTTGCTGCTCCAAAGAGAGATGTTCTTAATTCTGTTGAACCATAAATCGAAAGACCAGCTTTTTGAGCGAGCTCTAGATTTTTCCTCACTCGCTCTCGTTCATTACTTTCAAAATAGTGCTCAAAATCAACATGCGCTGATTTAACATCGTTTGTTCTAGTCGCAATCTGATGAATACCTCGAGCACCATAAAAGTGAGAGATAATAGTATTCCCAATCTTATTATAAAGAGAAAGCTTTGTATTGGGTAATGATACGATATTTTCCATTATGTATAACATTCGATCATCATATGTTATAATAGGGTGAAAATATTCTGTATTTGGATTAAGAGCATATTCTTTATGAGAATATGATTCTCGTAAACCTTTTTGCCATTCAGCTCGTTTATTAACTTCCTCAGTAAAATACTTAAAATCTCTAAATTTTTCTACATCGCATAAAGAGAAATACTTCTCAAGTGGATAATCAACATGAAAAGATTCAAAATGATCAGCTTCAGAATAATTTGTTCCAGTACAATCTCTCAAGCAACAAGTTCTCCATTTCCAATCATGACTACTCTTGATTTTGTATTTCCAAGTTGTCGAAAGGCTTCTTTAACTTTACTGGCTTGAATTGGATCATCCTCAAAGTGAATCATAACACTTACACCCATTTCTTTTTGTAATTGAAGAATAATTTTCGCTTTATGCTGCCCAGAAGTTTCTCGTCCATACCAACTACTTGTTCTTGGTAATGGATTAAAAAATACGAAGTTATATATACCTCGGCTTCGAAGCATATTCAGAGTTTCTTCTTTTTGAGTGTATGATCTACCAGTAATAATAAGATCATTTGGTCCAGGACTCAATCCTTCATGATCTTCTCCAAGATAAATCACACCATCAATGTCATAACTATTACACGTAATCATTATTTATTTTCCTTTCTTCCTTTTTTATATCCTTTTGGGATATCAGTTTCAATTACGAGCATGTTTTTAACACCATTATTTACCCATATTCTTTTTGGGGCGGACGGATTTGATCTGCATTTTTCGCCGTGATAACCTATCATAGAGTTGTATTGACCTTGCTTTCCACAATATTCACAGGTGTACAAATTTCTTTCTTTGGCCGCCTTGGAATAATTTAATCTACTTTCTTCTGATCTTTTTTTACCCAAGTTTTTTGAGCCTGCGTTGGATGCGTTATTTCTTCTCCATTCTTCATCTTTTTCGAGCAATTTTTGGCTTATTTTTAATCTGGTTTCTGGAGAATGCTGCTCTCCATAAAAGGGATTACCTTGCCCTTTAAATCTTTCAGAACGTTTTAATCTCGTATCTTCGGATATAAATTTTGACCTATCTCCACCCAATCCGCCTAAAGAAAGATTATACACATCATTTCTTTTTAGAAAATCTTCGTTAACGATTTCTGCTTCGTAGTCAAACATTTCTTTTTCTGTATCAAAAAATTTTACAATTCTTTTTTCAAAATTGTGCACACCATACTTTTTCATAGCAGATTTAATAAGATTTCCAGACCCTATGTAGCCGTCATTGATGTCGCTTGTTTTATGGGCTCCGATATAAATTTTTCCATTAACTAAACATTTTATTTCATATACGTAATAGTACATTTTAAACTCCTCCTTATTTTACTATTTATAAGGAGGAGTTTTCTGAGTACTATTCGTAGTCAGTTCTATTCATTCTATTAGTATAAAATAGATTCTTTGAAAGAGGGTTGTTTTTTCGTAGCTGCGGCCTTGTTAGATCAGTAAGTTGTCTACGAGCAAGAGCATCGCATTCAAACTTGGCATCAGCTGTTGACAAGTCAACGGGTGGAGTCTTTTGAGTCCAAGCACTTGGGCCTCTTAGAAATCCAACAATTCCCATCTCAGAAGCAACTTTACAGAATCGAATAGCTGAGACTACAACCCCACCAGAATTTGGTGAATCTTGAACTGAAAGTCGAGCGGTCATTTCATATCTTGCTCCACCAAAGCCATAGGCAACAATATCAAAGTTAGCGATCTTATTATCACTTCCAATATATTCGCCACCAGGCTTCTGAAGCACTGTTAATGATGGCCCAGCAAATAATGTCATCCCCGCTGTCGATGTGTCTCGAACAACATTTTGTCCTTTTAGAACATTTTCTTTTGAAACATGCTTATCATGAAGTCGATCTTGCTTAGCCATATTAAGAAAATCGCAATTGGCAGTTCGGCCTGTTCTAATATGTTCTTGGCCTTGAGTTGACCCAGCAGCCATATTTGTTTGAATATGTTGAGTTACAAGAAGACCAGCATCGAGCATGGCTCCTTGCAGTACTTCAGACATTCTTGATGCACCCCAAGCACTTCTCATATCATTACCAACAATGGTAAGACCTTTATCGATAAATCTTTGCTCGATACGCTGACACGTGCGCGTATCAATAAGAGTTGGAATACAATTAATAAAATGTACTCCAGCTGCAAGAGCAGCATCGACATAATGAAGAGTAGCTTTCTCAGATCCAACTGGAAGATAATTAACAAGCACATCAACTTTCTTATCGATAAGCACTTGTACAATCTCATGAAAAGATAAAGCTGTGGCTGCTCCAGTTCTAAATGAGACTTCTTCAGGATAGTCTAGCATATGTGGAGCAACGCCATCCAATTCTGGTCCAGAATAAACCATTGCTCCACTTTCGATGCATCCTGGACTATTATGACTATGTTCAAGAAGTTCTTGAACATGATCCATAGCACAATTTGGAAGTTCTCTCAGAGCTTCAGCTAATGGTCTATTAACTTTTCGACGATCAACATCGAATCCAGCAACAAAGAGAAGATCATCGACCTTATATCCTCCAATGTCTGGATACATTAGACCAACAGTATCATCAGGGTTCTCTTTATAGTATTGTACTCCTTCGATAATGGACTTTGCACAATTTCCCACGCCAATAACAGCAACTCTAATCATTTCATATTCCTTATACGTTTCATTATGATCACTATATCATATCTATAGTGATTTGTAAACCCCTATTTCACAAGATTGAAATGCCTCTCATAAACATGAAGAGATCCAACATTCCAATGGATAACTCGATTCTTGCAATTCAAGGCATTTTGTAAAAGAGAAGCAACATAATCTTGCCATGCCCAGTCATTACGAAATCCAAACACAACATCATTACTTCTCATATTAACTATTGCATGAAGTGTATCATTGCGAATAAGATATTGAACATTATTGGTACACATGAAGTCTGACATGCCATTTTTACAATAATCTTCATGCATCGTTGGTCGAGTATAAATCATGATTGCTCGTCGAGATTCTGGATTAATTGAAAGTTCTCGATAAACTTTGTAATACTGGTTACAATTCTCATCTGACCAAATGCACCAACCATAATTCGAGTTGATATATCCGTCTTTATCTGCCACTTGCTTCCAGATCTCA